CGAGCGGCGGCGGTTTTGCGGCGGGCCGTTTCTTAGCATTGCGTCTCATTGCCGGTTGGTACTTCCTCCTTGAGCAGGCCCGGAACACCGTCGTCAACGCCCGGCTGGCAAAGTCAGACAATCTTCTGTTCATTGAGCAGTTTGTAAAGGATGCGGTCTTGGAGTTCTTCGACTTCCGTAGGTTTGAGGAAGGGCAGGATGTCGTTGTCATTGAGGAACACATTGATGAGTTCGACGGTGGGCGGCAGGCCGAGGTCGTCGGGTTTGTTGCGGGCGGGGTTTCGGCCCGGTTTGACTTGGTACTCGACGACGACGCCACAGGTCAACTCGAAGTCCTGATAGAGCGGCTTGCCCCGAGGGAAGCGCAGCTTGACAAGATTACAACCGATTCTCATGTCTTAGGCTCCGCGCCGAGGGTTCGGCAGTAGGTGGCAAACTCGCTCAGGCTCCGCACCACGGTCGGTTGCCAGCCCAACCGTGTCGCCCATGCCGCCAACGCGCCTTGTTCCCGTGTCAGCTTGCCGGTCTTGGTCTTGCACTCCACCAACAGCAGCACCGGATACTCGGCCAGTATCACAAAGTCCCACTCGCCCTTGGTGCGGTAGGCCCGATGTGCCATGCTGCCGTGCAACGCCAGCCAGCCGCTGGCATCGCACACACGCATGATTTCGTTGTGAAGCTCAGACTCACAGTCCACGGCATCCGGCGGCGCGTCCGGCTCATCCGGCGGCGGAGCTTTTGTCCATGCGCCGGTTGCGTCCCGCCGCCAGCCCTTGGCGGTGAGGGCCAGTTCAAGGTCGCGCTCGTTCATTCGGCGGTTCCCCATGAGCCGCGTTCGGCCAGCCAGCCCCGTTCGCGGGCGGCCTGCGGGTGTTCGTGAATCCAGCGGTGGCCGATGCGCGAGACGGCCAGCCAGTAGCGTTCGTCGTTGAGCAGGGTGCCGATGCGGCCCCGCGTGTGGTGGACTTCTGCGACCGGAACCTTGCGTTTCCAGACGGCCAGCGCGACGGGACAGAGCTTGTTGCGGAGTTTAGCGAGGAAACGGTCGCGGCGGGTGCGATAGGATTCGCGGGCTTGGGACTTGCCGTTGCGCGGGCGGTTCGGGTTCCGGCGCGGCAACGCCGACAACCACAGAGCCGGCTTGGTCTTGCGTTTCATGGATTCAATCTTGTGTCCGTTATGTTCTACTGCCTTTCCGCCGCAACGCGACGATGCGTTGTGTCACCTCAAACCGCAGATACCGAGCCGCCCGCCGGATGTGCTTGCACTCGTACCGGAGCGCGGGCATCTGGCCTTTGCTTAACTCGACCTCGCGCCGCATCTGGAAATCCATGCAATCGCACTTCCCGTTGCCGTGGTAGCACGTCAGGTCAACCCGGTACGGTTGCTGGCCCGAGTCGCTCGCCACCCAGAACACCAGCGTCTCATCCGCGTCCGGCTCCACGCCCGGCACCAATCGCCGCAACGGTATCACAGCGTCTTGTTTATCACTTCCTGCGCGTTCACGTTGACCTGCAATATCCGCCCATGCAGGAATCCAATGGCACTGAACACCCGCGCCATCGCCTTCGTGTATTGCGATTCCGAATAAGAATCTATCCCGACGACGTAAATGTTCAGGGCCGTGCGCACGTCCGAGGTGTCCAGCGTTTCAACCGTGGAATTGTGGTTCGGGAAGATGGCCTTGGTCAACTCATCCGCCAGCGCCACAATGTCATCCCTCGGCCAGAACTTCTTGGGCTTGAACGGGACGCGGCTCTCCGCCGGTGAACCGTTCGATTCCACCCGCCCGTAGCTGACGTATTGCTCCTCGTTCCTGAACAGCATCTTGGTCAACTGCACCATCGAAGCTATCACGGTGCCGTTGGCTCCTACCAATCGCCGGGCGTCGTTCGGGTGCGCAACAATATCGATGTCGGCCCGGTTGCGCGTCACCGCCACCTTGAACTGCACTTGGTCAGGATAGCGCGCCATGCTCCGCGCCACCTTCGCCATGAGCTTGAGCTTGTCATCCAGCGTCGTCGGGTTCGGTATCATGCTCATTCGCCGTCTCCTTTCCCACGCGCCACAACCTTGCCGTAGTCGTCATCCTCATCCAGCAACGGCATCTGGTTCGGGTCGGCCAGTTGTTGCGAGAGTGAATCCGATACACTGTTGGCGAATCGGATGGTCACCTTCACTATCGGCGCGGCTCCGGCACAGTCTATGTCCGCCGAGAACCCCACCACCAACCGCTGGCTTTCGTTGAAGCTGATGAAGTCCTTGATTTCGCGCGCGTGCGAGTCATACAAGTCGCCCACACACCGCAACACCGTGTCGCGTATTTGTTGGTCTAGTTCTTTCATACGATTTTGATTACATCCGCCAACGGGCCAAGCAGTTCGTTCTTTTCCAGCAGGTGCAACAGCGTGTCAAACCCAATCAGCACCTTCTTCTTCGACGAGTAGCGTTTCTTCACCAAAATGCCTTCCAAGGACATCTCGATGACATACTGCCCGTCCAACGCCCAATACTTCACCCGGCCCGTCACTTTATAGCGGCGCGGCTTCGTCTCACCGCTGTAATAGGTCGCGTAGCCTTTGCTCTCAACCATGCCCGTTTTAGTTTCGGCTTTCTCGATTGTCATAGTCAACTTTCTGTGTCAAACCTTTTCGCGGTAGGATGCCCAATCCGCCTGAATGATTCCGCCCGTCTCGCGCAAACGACTGACGATAGCCGGGCCGAGAGACAACTCGGCCTGCCGGACATCCTGGTTGGAAATTAACAGCGTATCGGTAAGGTCATTGTAGCGGTGGTTCAGCAGTTCGTAGAGCAACAGCCGTTCCCACTCGCTCTCCCGCCTCTGGGCCAGTTCGTCTATGACCAGCAAGCGCGGACGCCGATACTGCGCCAGCACCTTGGCCTCGGGCTTGCCTTGGCCGTCGTAGCCCGCCTTGATTGCCATGAAAAACTGGGTCGCCGTGCTGAACAAGGCCGACCCGCGCCGTTCGGTCAGGATGAACTGCCTGATGAGTTCCACGCCGAGTTGCGTCTTGCCGTTGCCGCGCAGGCCGGCCAGAACAATCGTGAACCCGGTGCCGAGCTTGCCAAGAATCCGCTCGTAGGCCACATTCCACGGCCCGGAACGGTCAAGCGGTTCCCGGTTGGCATGGCGCAACGGCACATTCGATGCCGCCAACGCCCCGGAAATCACCCCCTGCCGAGCCTGCTGGCGAGCTTCGATGTCGGCCTCGGACGGCTCGCAAACGCCAGGGCCATCCCGTAGCGGCCCGCCAAAGCACGACACGCGGACATCGCCGGCCTTGACGACGTTGCCGGAAGCGCCTGAAACGGTAATCTTTACCTCGCGCCGCCGCTGTTCAAGCCGGCGCTGACACTCTGCCAGGGTAGGTTCGCTCATAGCTTGATGATGGGGATGGTCAGGTGTTCTTCGATTTGGTTGCCGTCTGAGCGTCGCGCACCAGATGCCTCGTTTCGGGCCTTAATTGCCGCCAGGTTGCGTTGCAACAGCGAAAGGGTAGCAGACTGCCCCCGGAACGCCGGGAAGCTGCTAATGGCATTTGCGGCGCAAAGAGACACTAACCCGTCAATCGTCTCGCCGGACGCCAGCATTTCCTCCCCGGCAACGAGTTCCTGCTGGATCTGCTTCGGGGCGGATACGCAGTAGGTTCTCGGAAACTCATCCTTGAACCGCTTTACCAACTGCCGAGCTTCATCCGAAATCTTCTTGGCGGAGCCGTTATATTTTCTATGACGGTTATTGGTAGGTTCATTGTAGGTTAATATGGGGGTGCCACAGCTTTGACACCCCTGGGGCGTCAATTTGACACCCCTGGGGTGACACAGCTTTGACACCCCTGGGGCGTCAATTTGACACCCCTCAACTGGCTCTTTCTCCAACGGGATGTCTTGCTGCGTTTTTGTGTCGTAAGTCTCATCGTTTTCGTAGTTTAGGCGATAAACTGTGCTCTGTCGTCCGTTTCCGACTCGTTTCAAGCTGATTTTGCCAATCTTTACCAGTCGTTGGAGAGTGCGCTGGACTGTTCTGGCACTCATACGTGTCTTTTCTCTAAGGCGGCTCTGCCCCGGCCACGCAATACCGTCATCATTGGCGTGGTCTGCCAAGGCCAGCATCATGGACAAGTCAGAATGCTTCTTGATGTCTTTATCCTTCCAAACGTAGTAGCTGTATTTAACACTCATAATGTAGTTTTATCAGTTTATGTTTATTGCCTTGAACCACTGATTGCCGGACAGCGGCAGATAGTCCTCGGCGGTGATGTCTATGATGAAAGCCTGGTGTATGGTGCCGTCTCGGATGAATTCGTTGAGCCGGAGAATGAGCGGCGGCTTGGAGTCCGGCTCGGCCAAGGACATGTCGGCCATGACGATTTTAGCTGGCAAGGCTTGACAGAGCGCAATGGCCAAGGCAGTCTTGAAGAGTGCTTGTTCTGTCAATGTTGACTGCTGCAACCATGAGCCGACCGTGACTTCGCTTGTCCGGTCGCGCTCGGTTGCTACCCGTCCGAGGACGCCGCGCTTGAAGTCCAGCGGCGAGTTAATCAGACCGTCAAGAAACCGATTGGCGGTGGCAAGGAACTTGCCGAGGGTGGCTTCAACGAGCGCGTCCCGTTCCTCCGCAAAGATTTTGCACGCGGCGAGCTTGACGTTCTGGCGGCACCTGTGCTCGTTCAGGCGCAGTTCGAGATTGATGATTTCGGCTTGAAGCCGCTGCCGTTCAAGGAACAGCGCGTTCACCCGTTCGAGTTCGGCAACTTCCTTGTTGGCCTTGAAGATGTCCGGCGAGGCTTGGTCAATGAGTGTGGCGAGCCGTTCACGGGCGGTGGCGAGTTCGTATGATACGTCCCGGCAGATGGGCAGTTCCATGCTCCTGGCAATAATCTGGTCATTGAGCCAGTCGCCGTGCTTGTCCTGTGTCTGCATGTCATCAAAGATATTCATGCAGAGACTCATCAATGCTTTGTGTGCGTTGCCATGCTCGTTGAATGTCTGCGTGATGTCCTGAGCGATGGCGTCAATCGCCGCCTCGCAAATGACGGCGGGTTCATGGTTTATCTCGCCCAACCGGCGTTTCAGTTCTTCCACCAGAAGGCAACAATCGCCTCTGGGGCTGAACAGTGGCATGAAGTGCTTGTGCAACCATGTGTCCGGGTTATCGCAGACCATGCGCGTGAGCAGCAGGTTCACCGTGGCGATTTTGTATTCGCCCAGTTCATCCGGGTTGTCGCCGTCATCTTCAAACAGGCAGTCCACGTTCCGATAGCCGCCCGACTTCCACACCGCTTGATGACAGGAGCCGTCGTCAAGGGTCAGGTTGATGGTGGCGGTTTGGGTGGGTGCGGCTCCGGCGATGAAGTTGCCGAACGCTTTTTGGATGGCTTCCCGCACGTTGATGCGGCTCTTGTGCTTCGGCGCAACCAGCAGGTTGACATCCGAACAGGATAACTCGAAGTTGTGCGGTTCGAGTCCGGTTGATTTCAGTTCAGTGATTTTCATTGTTTCGCTTTCGTTTCTGGTTTCGTTGGAATCCACACCACGGCCCGGCGCACGCCGAACTTCTTGGCCGCAGCATGGTCATTAAAGTAGATGTCTATCCGGTTGTCAAACCGTTTGGCGAGCCGGTCGGTCACGATGCGCGTGCCGATGCCCTCAATGTGAATCTTGGTTCCGAGCGGCACCCGGCGCGGCCCGGCGCAGGTCACACCTTCGACTGGGGGTTTGCCGTTCGCGGCCAGTCCGCAGGCGTTCGGCCCACAGCATAGTTTGCAGGCGCAGTAGGCGGTGATGACAAGGTTGGTGAACATCCTAGTTAGCTAGATGCTTCTTGAACTCCTTATTCACCATCCGCTTGAACAGGTCGCGTTGTTTTCGCTTC